CTTTTCAGATAAGTGAACAAAAACACAGCCCCGCCAGCCGGTTTAAGCTGCAAAAAAAAAAATTGACTTTTACTTTTTTTAGCCTAATATACATGACCATGAATAAACTATTGAAGGTACTAACTCTAGCCTCAACCCTCAGCGCCTCTGCCTTAGGGGAAAACTCAAACAATCTATCAGCGTCTGTTGGCGTCGATTACAACACTAGCTATCTAGTAAACAATGTTTCTCAAGCCGAAAATGCTACCACCACCAGCCTAAAGGTGGGGGCAAATTATTTTGGGCTAGACTTGTATGCTAGGGGTCTATTTTTGGCAGACTCGTCACAAGGAGCTGGTCATCGTTATGGCGGTGGCCTTGGCAAGTCTCTAAAGCTGACAGATAGTTTTAGTCTAAAGCTGGACGGGGCTGTTGACCGTGTTCAAACTGGGCAAGCTAATATAGCCAGCTATACTGAAGCTGACCTTGGGCTGTCTCTAAGCAACAAGTTTCTAGTTCCTTATGTTAAGGGAGCTTATCAGATAGAGCTAGACCAGTATGGCTACACTGTGGGCCTTGAGAAGCCCTTTGAGCTATTTAATTTTGTCACAGTCAACCCTGCTGTAGAATACACCAAGATGACTAGCTATGAAGCTTATGCGGCCAAGATTACTTTGACAAAGACAATTTGGAAGAACCTATCTGTATTTGCCCAAGGAGCTTATATTGACAACAACTTCTTGACCAAGACTGTTGATTTCGCCACAAAGGAACTCAATGGCTCCCTAGTTGGCTCAGGCGGTCTCAGGTGGGTCTTCTGATTTCTTTTATAATTTTTTAGATTTCTACTCCCCTTGTTGAAAAACTTGGGGATTTTTTTTATGTAATTATTTATTGTAAGTTTATATGATACTGTAGCTTAGAGACAGTTATCAAAATAACAATATGGCTAAACACAATAACAACAAGGCTAAACAAGACACCTCCAAAAAAGTTCACCAAAAGGACAAAATGAAAGAAGAGATCCGGATTCGAGATCTCAATTGGTCAGACAAGCAAAAAGAATTTATAAAGCTTGCCCTGAGTAAAGAAGTCAAGATGTTGCTCATAAGCGGCCCGGCTGGGTCTTCCAAGACCTTGTTGAGCATCTACTGTTCCCTTCATTTGATAAAGGACAAGAAGGTCAGTGACATCATGTACATCAGATCTCCCGTAGAGAGCAGTGACAGTAAGATAGGCTTCCTGCCCGGAGAAGCAGACGAGAAGTTGAAGTATTATAATTTACCTTTTGCAGACAAGCTAGATGAATTGCTATCAAAGGAACACGCAGATAGCCTGAATAACCAAGGCCGTCTCCAAAGCCACCCATTGTCATTTGTCCGAGGTATGAGCTGGAACGCAAAGTCCATCATTCTCGACGAAAGTCAAAACTGTACAGAGAAAGAAATCATCACTCTAATGACAAGAGTCGGGGAATTCAGCAAGTGTTTCATTCTAGCTGACCCTGACCAATCAGACTTGCCAAGCAATAAGGCTGGAGGTTTTAGTAAGCTACAAAGTATATTTAGCGACAAAGAAAGCCAAGAAAAGGGAATCTATTCCTTCCAATTCACCGAAGAGGACATCAAGAGAAGCGAACTAGTTAAATTCATAGTCACTAAACTCAAAAACGTCAAGTAATTTTTCTCCAACCTTGAGAGTATAAGTATTTCGTCAATGTTGCCGCGAACTTACGCACATTTTTTTCTGATTTATCCCAAAAAAAGGCATGAGCAAACTCTTCAATAGTCACAGCGATTTCTCTGCGCGGCAAGAGGGAAAGCTCTATGGCTATCTTGGGGAAATCATTCTCTGGAGAGTCGCACAAGCCTTCCGCTTTTTCTTTGTGGGGGATTTTAATCTTATCGACACTATATTCTATACCTTTATCAGTCTTAAAATTAAAACTTTTAGTGTTCTTTTTAGGCATAAGTATTATAATTATTGATATGAAAGTATATTGCCAAAAATGTGGTTCAGGAACAGAGTATTCTTTTGATAAGCCAAAGTTTTGCGCTTCTTGTGGCACTGCTTTGTCTGTATCTAGCCATTTAACCTCTCCTAAAGCCCCCGCCCAAAGACAGCCTCAACGTAAAATTACACCTGATAACGAAGAGGAAGAAGTTTGCGCAGAAAGAGTCCCAGATAATATACATAAACTAGATATAGAGATAGAAGGTCTTCCTAATAGAAAAACAACGGTCCAAAATTTAATGGGGACCCAGAGCCAAGGATTTCAACAAGAAAACTCACAAGGAATAAAACTTAATAAAAAAGATGTATTAGAATCCTTCAAGGTCGAAGCTGGGTTTTATCCATCGCGGCAAACCATGAATGAACAAGAAGAATAAAGAAAGATTTGAGAAATCAATCCATTTGATCAATGCTGAGATAAGCAAAAGAAAAAACAAATGGACGCTCTCTGCGCTCAATTGGCTTGACTTTGAAGATGTCTCTCAAATCATCAGGTTCCATATATACAAAAAATGGGAATTATATGATGTCAAAAAGCCGATGTTGCCTTGGATAAACCGCATCATCTCTAATCAGATCAAAAATTTGATTAGAAACAATTACGGGAATTACGCTAGACCATGCTTGAGGTGCGCTGCCGCCATCGGAGAGAACGGCTGTCGCATCTATAAAAATCAAAATAGCGATTGCCCGATGTTCAAAAACTGGTATAAAACAAAAAAGAACGCTTATGATTTAAAGATGGCTGTTTCTATAGAAGACCATTCTTTTGAGATAAATAATCAACCATGCAATTCGTCAGACATCAAGAGAGCTTCAGAAAATTTGCATATAAAAATGCGAGAAATTCTTAAGCCAATAGAGTGGAAAGTATACGAACTCCTATACATAAATAATAAATCAGAAGAACAAGTCTGCAAGTTTTTAAATTTTAAATATGATAAAAATGCTAAGACAGCCTACAATAAACAATTGAGGAATATCCAAAAATCAATAATAAAAAAAGCTAAAGAGAGCTTAGCAAATGGGGAGATTGACCTATGAATGAACCAGCATTGACCGAAGACCAGCAAGCTCTTATAATCAAGACTTGGAATGACAAAAAAGAAAATCCGCCCAGTTTACAAGAGTTGACTCAATTGGCATTTCCAGAGATAGCAAATATAGATGGCAGGAGCGTCTATGGCAAATCTGTAAAAAAATTTCTTGCCTCAAGAGATCTAAAAGTAAAAACAAAAAGCGAATATACTCCAAAAGATAGAGTAGAGTTCACTCAAGAGCAGAAAGACTTCATCACAAATAACGCTTCGATGATGACAGCCGTAGATTTGGCCAGATCTTTATTCAACAATTACAGCCTTAGTAACTTATCAATAGAATCTAGAAGCGTAGAAGAGTATCTAGAGACTTTACCAAAGCAAGTGACAGCAATCCAGACTGAAGAAGAGCAGCAAGGGGATTATAAACCGCCCAAGAACCAAGAGAGAGCCATGGTTCGAGTGAACAAGTATGTTCTTGATGGGATAGATAAAGAAAAGATAACTGCAAAGCAAAGAAAAGAACTGAACTCTCTCATTTCTTATTTGCATACTTATAGATTTTTGCATCAGATTGGCACTTATTCAGATTCTGTGGACAGAGATTTATTTGAGAGCAGTTTTGTCAGGTACGCGTATGATAAATCAGATTTGACTCAAGAAGAAGTTGATCAATACATCATATTAGCTACAGAAGTTGTAATTTCTTCAAATATTCAAGAGACTATCCAAACTTTACAAGAGCAAATAGATATGGAAATGGATTCTGGGCAAAAGATTCCTATGGCTCTTGTCGAAGCAGTCACTTCAGCTAGAACAGAGTATAACCAATGCGTTGGCCGTCAGCAAAAACTACTTAATGATCTGAAAATAAAGCGAAGCGAAAGAATGCAAAATCAAGTCAAAGACAATGCTTCTATTTTAAATCTTGTGTTGATGTGGAAAGACGAGGAGACTAGAAACGAGATGCTGAAGATGGCTGACATGAGAAGAGAAGTCTTAAAAGACGAGATTGGCCGGTTGTCCTCTATGGATGACATCAAAGCTCGCATCTTTGGCTTGACAGAAGAGGAGGTTTTAGATGGTTAAATGCAAAATTTGTAATTTAGAATTCGAGACTGATAAATCTTTCCATGGGCATCTCAAGTCTCATAAACTAAGGATGGTAGAATATTATCAAGCTCATGAACCTAGGCATGATTTGATGACTGGTGAATTAATAAACTTCAAAAATAAAGATTATTATTTCTCTAACGACTTTAATAATAAAAACTCCATGAAGAAGTGGTTGAAGCAACAAACCCCAGATGCTCAAAAAAATTATTTAAAAAAATTCCTCTCTCAAAGAAAAGAAAAACATAATTTGACCTATGCACCTACTGAAGTTGAGCTTCGCTCTATTACTAGCCCTCCCTTGCCTTATTATCACCAGCTTTTTTTGGATTATTATAGGCTTTGCGGCGAAATGGGTTTTAAAAATAGATATGAATACCCAAAAGAAGAATTAAAATACAAAATCAAAGATGGTTTTATTATTTATATTGATACTAGAGAGCAGATGCCTCTGAAAATAGATTATCCTACAGAAATCAAAGGATTAAAATTCGGAGACTACGCTATAAATGATCCAAGTAATAAATGCTACATTGAAAGAAAATCTATATCTGATTTCATAGGTACAATGAGCGGAGGTTACGAGAGATTTTGCCGCGAAATAGAACGCTCAATAGCAGCAGAAGCTAACCTGATTGTATTGGTAGAGAGACCATTACAAGAGTGTTTGAGCTTTCAACATTTAGACTACGTCTCAAAGAAAATAAAAGTTACTCCAGAATTTATATTCTTTAATGTTAGAGAACTGATACAAAAATACACCAATGTACAATTCTTGTTTGTAGATGGCAGAGAAGAATGCGTTAGAGTGATGAAAAGAATATTCTTTAGTGATAAAGAGTATAAAAAGTACGACCTTCAATTGATGTACGACTTAAAACTATTGTGATATGTGGCACGAAACAACTAAATACAAAAAAAAGACGGAAAATTACAATGAGGTATTCAAACTGCTAAAAGGAGAGCTTGAAGATAGAGAAGCTAAGATAACATTAGTTAAATTTCTTCGCCAGAATCTTTATCTTACCACTTATTTATTAACTGGTATAAAATTATCTCCATATCAAGAAATCACACTGAAAGGGATGTTCAATCGCAACTTCTCGATGTGCGTTTGGGGTCGTGGCTGCGCAAAGTCATTCATCGCTAGTGTGTATTGTGTATTGCAGTGCATTTTTGAACCTAATACCAAAATTCTTATAGCTGGTCCAACATTTCGTACAGCCAGAGCTATTTTTACTAATATAGAAAAAATGAGTCAGACTAAAGGAGCTGAATTACTTCTTCAAGCTTTCGGAGCAAAGAGCAAAAGAAACGATCTTTATGAATGGGACATTAATGGCGGATCAATTCGAGCTATTCCTTTAAGTGGTGAAAAAATTCGTGGTTTCCGTGCTAATATTCTGGTCCTTGACGAGTTCATGCTTTTGCCAGAAGAGATTATCAAAAATGTATTGATGCCGTTCCTTGTTGCGCCTCAAGACATGAAGAGACGCATAGACATCCGCGAAATAGAAGACTTGTTGATAAAAAAAGGCAAGATGAAAGAAGAGGAAAGAATGGTCTTTGTGAATAATTCTAAGATGATTGCTCTTTCATCTGCTAGTTATACATTTGAAAATTTATATAAGACTTATCAAGAGTGGATAAATCAAATCACATCCCCAACAAAAGGAGAGTCTTCTTATTTTGTTTCTCAACTTGGTTTCGAGGCGTTGCCACCAGAGATGATAGACAAAACAATCATCGAAGAGGCTCAAAGCGGAGGGACTTCTCACTCAGCGTTTTTAAGAGAGTATTGTGCTCAGTTTACAGATGGTTCTGACAGTTATTTTAGTGCAAAGAAAATGGAAGATTGCACTTTGAAAGATGAATATCCCCATACTCTAGTCAGAGGAACTCCGGGAAAAAAATATATCATAGGAGTTGACCCGAATATGAGCGACAGTCCAAACGCTGACTATTTTGCTATAGCTGTTATGGAGTTGGAAGAAGAGACAGGGGTTGGAATTCTTGTACATACTTATGCTGGGCTAGGGAATCTAAATAATCATGTCAAATATTTTGGCTATTTGATGACTCATTTTGATGTTGTTTGTATTGTTGCGGACAATGCTGGTGCAGACATATTCATAGATACCTGCAACCAATCTGAAGTATTTAAAAATGCAAAAATAAATATAAAACTTCTAGATTTTGCGGCAGAAGCTGAGGGAGCGGATTATGATATGCAGATTAAAAATGCTAAAGCGCAATATAATTTATCAGAGAAAAGAATAGCATTCAATCAAGTCTTCTCCTCTGGTTTCATAAGAAAAGGAAACGAATATCTTCAAGCATGCATTGATTATAAGAAAGTTTTATTCGCTTCTAGGACTTGCTCTAATGATAAGTTTTTTAATGAAGCTATCTCTTGCACATTACCAAAAGAATTGATATTTACAGGAGACAAAGAAGACTGGAGCAATTTAGACTTCATAGAAAATCAAGACGATTTTATTTATCAAACAAAAAAACAATGTTCAATGGTAGAGTATACTACTACTTCTAGGGGTATGCAAAACTTTGACTTACCACAGCACTTGAAGCGAGGCTCTTCTGTTAATAGAGCTAGGAAAGATAATTATTCTGCGTTTATGTTGGCTAACTGGGGCGTTAAATGTTATAACGATATAATGAAACAAAATGTAGAAACTAATACATTTACTTTTACTCCAGTGATGTTTTAGTGTAACTTTAATATAGTATGGCGAATTTAGTCAGAAGGAAGCAGGTAGACCAAGTTGAATTTTCCGGCTTTTTTGTTGAAGTTGGAGATAAAAACTATTACCCTGCCGTCTCTAATCCTTCTGGATTCCTTACTCAAGTTGGGCTGAATGCTGCAACAGGAACACTAAATACAAAAATAGATAACTCTTCTGGGTACGCTAGCTCTAATACTCTAGCCACAGGGCAATATTCGGCTTTATATACAGACAGCCTAAGTGGAATTTTAGATGCTAGATTAGTTTCTACAGGGTCTAATTTAAGTGGCTCTATTTTATCTTTAAGCGGATATGTAAATACTATAAGTGGCATTCTTTCCGCGACTATAACTGGTACAGGAGCTTATTTAGATTCTAAAATAAATACTCTGAGCGGTTATTCTACTAATTACACTAATACTGTATCAGGAGTACTAGACGCTAAAATTACTGCGTCATCTAATTCAGGAATCATAACCAGTATCGTAAGTGGGGAAAGTTTTCATTTTACCGGAAAGAAGACTTTTGATTCTGATACAACTTTTCAAAGAATAAATTTAAGCGGAGTCGGAAAACCAAGTTCTATAGCAATCGTTGCTGCTTCTGGATCAGTATCAATAGTAGGTTCAGGCGGAGCGTTCATGTCTTTTATCGAGACTGGAATAACTAACTCTTTATACTCTGTAGCTGATTCTGCTGGGCTTCCGATGCTGGAGCTATTTGATGATTACACTTTAGTTCTTGGGCATTCTAGCAGAAAATCAATAGTATTAAGTGGTATATCTGGATATGTTTTACTGCCAAATTTACCCACGCAAGCCCAAACAGGAAGTCTTCCTAACGGAACGCTTTTCAGAAGCGGTAATTTTCTGATGATTTTATAAGGATTTTAAAATGACAAAAAAGAAACAACCAGAAGTAATTCCAATGATGACCAGCTATGCAGCTGCGACATCTGAGCGAGTAGCTGTCTCTGCTCGTAGAAATTTAGCTGGAGAGATTGAAAGAACAGACAGATTTACGAATATTGATTTCGGTCTAGTCCCTTTTAAATATTCTAACAATCTCCAGAACAAGAGTTCTCTAAACGTTAGAGATGCCGTAATTTTGTGCCAGAAAGCTTACTATAATTTTTCTTCTTTTAGAAATGTTATCGACTTGATGACAGAGTTTTCTTGTAGTAAAATTTATTTCACTGGAGGAAACAAGAAGGCTAGAGATTTTTTTGACGCCTTATTTAAAAAAATTAATATAGATAATTTTATCGATAAGTTTTTTAGAGAATATTATCGTTCTGGAAATGTGTTCATATATAGATTCGACTATAGAATTGAACAAGAAGATATAAATAAAATAACTCAAGTTTTTGGTAGCGATGCTACAAATGCTGCCGCTAAACTTCAGCTGCCATCTAAATATATGATATTAAATCCATCAGATATTCAATATGGTGGAAATATTTCTTTTGTTGGTGGCAACTACTACAAGATCCTTACGGATTATGAGTTGCAGAGACTTCGCAATCCAACTACTGATGAAGATAGAGAAGTTTTGAAGAGTTTGGACCAGCAGAACAAGTTGAGGCTGCAAAAGAAAGCTCTATCAGGCGCAGGAGCATACATAATGATTCCTCTTGATACAGATAGGGTCAATGCTGTTTTTTATAAGAAGCAAGATTACGAGCCGTTCTCTGTTCCTATGGGTTTCCCGGTTCTAGAAGATATCAACTGGAAGCAGGAAATGAAAAAGATGAACATGGCCATCACTCGCACAACTCAGCAAGCGGTATTGCTAATCACAATGGGTAGCGAGATGAAAAATGGCACTCTTAATATTAATCAGAAAAATATTGAAGCCATGCAAGCTCTTTTCCAAAATCAATCAGTAGGAAAAGTTCTTGTTTCTGATTTTACTACAAAAGCAGAGTTCGTTATTCCTGACATAGCAGGCATTCTTGATCCTAAAAAATATGAAGTAGTTAATACAGACATCAGAGAAGGATTAAATAACATTCTTATTGGAGATGAAAAATTCTCAGCTACCAGCATCAAAGTAAACATTTTCTTCCAAAGATTAGAGCGAGGAAGAGAAGCTTTCTTGAATGATTTCTTAGCTCCAGAAATGAAAAGAATCTGCAAGGATTTAGGTTTCAAAAATTTTCCAATTCCTCATTTCGAAGAGATAGATATCAGAGAGTCTTCTGTATGGAATAGAGTATCTGCTCAATTAGCTCAGTTGGGCGTATTGACTCCTGAAGAGTGTGTGGAAGCCATCAGGTCAGGGAGGCTTCCAGAGCCGGATGAGTCTTTGGATTCTCAAAATAAATTTAAACAATACAAAGAAGAAGGTCTATATGCTCCTATTGCAGCTGGAGGTGGGGCTGGGGCGATGGGGACAGGAAGGCCAGCAGGAAGCAAGGCTCCTCAAACAACTAAAAACGTATCTCCTAAAGGGGGGCAGAAAGCTCCAGCTATAGCTTCTTATGCCGTCAAAGGAATATCTCAAGCTTTTAAAGATTATGAAGTGTTAAATGCTGAGGTAGAAGATTTTCTCAAGAAAAAACATAAAAAGAAATCTCTTAATGAAGATCAAAAAACAGCAGCAGAATCAATAGCAAAAGCTATCTTCATGAATGAGCAAAAAGACTCTTGGTCTTCTTCTATCAAATCATATCTGAATGGAGAAACAAAACAAAATATTGAAAGACTAGAAGAATTAACTAATATATCACAGGAACATTCTATTGATTTATTTTCTGCTGCTGTATTGAATTATAGTCAAGTGTTTAAAGAAACAGTGTAATTATTTATAATATTTTAAAATGAATTTTGAAATACAAAATGGAAATTTTAGAGAAGCTCTTAACGAGAAAGAGTTTTCCATTGATTTAACTAATGAAGATTCAGGCTTTATCGGCAAGCAAGGCCCTGTTGCCGACGTAGAGGACTCTAGGCGAAAGGCGGGGCAATTAAGCGTAGAAATAGAAGCTAAAAGACCGGGTCCTAAAAGTTCGGCTCAGACGCCATCTAAACCTTCTGAAAAAAAGAAAGGTTCTTCTAAAAATAAATCTGGTTCTGCCGGAAAAGATGGGGATGCGATAACTTTTTCTGCTAAAATTATAGAAATGCTTAAAAACAAAGTAAAGAATCACAATGCAAAGCATTCTAGAAAAGTTAATTTAACTCAGTTAAAGAAAGTGTATCGCAGGGGAGCTGGCGCATTTAGTTCTTCTCATAGACCCGGAATGACTAGAGGGGGGTGGGCCGCTGCAAGAGTAAATATGTTTTTGAGAATGATGTCTGGCGGAAAAGTAAAAGACGCATATAGAAAGGCAGATCAAGATGTGTCAAAGTCTTCTTTAAATGTTATTGATGTTTCTGATTATTGGGAACCAGAAGAGGCCGACTTTATTCAAGCTTCTTTAGACATTTTAGAAATTGGGGATTTTGATTTTGATAGTGTAGATGAGCTTTATTTGGATGAAGACTCAAATTTAGAAAGATGGTACGAAATTTAATTATGAGCTTTAAATATATTACAACATTTAGTTCTTTTTTAAAGCCTTTGGTTTCAGAAGAGAAAGACAAGTATCTAGCTTTAGCTTCTTTGATGGAAGTGGGTAATTTTATCCCGGATATAGATACGGAGAAGAATGTAGATTTGCTTCCTGTAGCGTTTAACGCTGCTGTTATTAATAGAGTCAATAAGAATGGCGATGTAATTGACACTCCAACAGCTCTTGCGTCTTATAAGAATTTTATAAATAAACCAATCAATCTAGAACACAATAGAGAAAGAATTGTTGGCGTTATTTTAACCGCTGGATTTAGCCAATTTGGATCAGATGTTCCTCTTACAGAAGACGAAGTCAAAGATTTGAAGGGTCCTTATAATATTACTCTTGGCGGAGTTATTTGGAAAATAGCTAATCCTAATTTGGCCTCAATGATAGAAGATTCAAGCGATTCAACCAGTTCAAATTATCAAAAGATAAGCGCTAGTTGGGAATTAGGTTTTAATGAGTTTAATTTGATAGTCATAGAGGGAGAGTCTAAGAATATAGAAGATGGGTCAGAGATTTTTGACGCTGACCAAATTGAAACTCTAAAAGTTAACCTTAAAACATTCGGTGGCTCAGGAAAGATAGATAAAAGCAAATCGTTATATCGGAAAGTGACAGGAAATGTTGTTCCTCTAGGAATTGGCCTTACGGAAACTCCCGCCGCTGATGTAAAAGGAGTTGCTACCGTTAAAACAGAAGAAAAACAACAACTTGAAAAAGAAAATATTTCCAAAATAGAAAATTTAGATGTAAATACACTTATAGATAATAAAGCTATGAAAATTACCAGCATCAAAGATATTACTGATGAGAATTTGAAACAAGCTACGGCTTCTCAAATTTCTGATCTTATCGAACAAGAGCTTAAGACGGCTTCTGAAAAATTTGCCTCTGAAAAAGCTTCTGTTGATTCACAATTAAAGTCTACTAAGGAAAGCTTAGATACTCTTGTTGCTAACCAAGATATACTTCAGAAAGAAATTTCTAATCTAAAAGAAGCTCTTTCTGCTGTCGAACTTGAAAAGCAAAAGATTTTAGCTTCTGAGAAGTTTAATGAGAGAATGAGCGCCTTTGACGCCGAGTATGATTTAGACGCTGAGACTAGACAAATTCTAGCTACTGAAATAGCTGATATGGAAGACTCCGCTTTTGCCGCCTTCAAAAATAAGATGGCGGTATTCATGAAAAGCAAAAAGAAGTCAGCTAAAGAGAAAGAGGACCAGAAGGAAGACTCCAAGGAGTCTAAAGCTTCTGTCGCCCAAATTGTAGAAGAGGTTACTGATAAATCCGAAAAGCAAGTCGTTGATATGCCAATGACTTCTTCGATTTCTCAAGGTTCCTTTTTCGAAAAATACAAACAAGCTTTTGACTACGATGGTTTCGTGGTCGGATAATAATAATAAAAAATAAGGAAAAATATGGCTTATAAACTAAGACCTTTTAGAGATTACGATGAACACGATGTATTAAATCTGTTCTCTTACGACACAACCGGCTTATCTGCTGGTTCAATCAGCGTCACCAAGGGCACCTTGGTTAAGATTGCTACTGGTTGGAAAAACTACGATTCAGGCGTTGAGCTTGGCGGTGGGCTAGAATTCATCGGCGGAGCAGGCACCTTGCAGCCCACCAACGTTGTTTCCCAACGCTACGGAGTGACCGCTAAAGTTGTTTATGCAAATACTGGCGAAACTCCAATCGGAATGATGCTTTATGATGTTAAAGACGCTGACGAGAATGGAGAGCTTCTTAAGTATTATCCTCGCAAGGCTGCTGAGATGCAAGCCGTAATTCCCGGACAAGCTGTTCCAGTAGTTACCCGTGGCATCTTCCTAGTCCAAGGCGTTCTTGGAACGCCGACTGCTGGTGGCACCGCTTACGCTGGTGGAACAGGTCAGATTACTTC